CCCATATTGATGGAGTAGTTGGAATTAGTAACGCAACCGCATCTGCTATTCTTACGGGTGAAATTATCCCGATTGCAGATGATCTCGGCATTTTCTTCCATCGTGGCGCTGTGCGTTGTGCTTCAGGTTGGCGGATGGAGGTCCCCACCAATGGCATTGCTATCCAGTTGGGGTATAAGGCCCAAACGGAAGTTGAACCATCTCATGGAGTCGGATTTTATTCCTCCAGTGGTCTTTACGACGCACCTACTGAAGCTGGAAATTGTGGTGGTCCTGTAATTTCTTGTACATCGGGAGCTTTGATTGGGTTTCACATCGCTGGAAGCGATAATGTGAATCGCTTTGTTCCTTTGACTGTTGACATGATCAACAAGCTTAAGATGAATGAGAAGGACGTGCTTGCCAGCATGCTTTTTCAGTAGATCCTCCAGCCCCTTCCACTCTTATGGAAGAGGGAAGGGAGTTCTGGAGGCGCTATCCACTGGAATTTCAAGCGGGAATTTCAGCGAGAGCTATTATATCACCGCTACATGAGAAGATGCTTAAACAGCATTATTTTCCAATTGTTGGAAGTGTTCCAAAGCACTTCACTGGCAAGAATCGCCGGCACTTGGATTTTAACGTCTCCCGTTTTGAGAACGATCAACACAAGGATGTTAATCGCGACGGGTGGGGTTTACCAACCCCAAATTTGGAGGCGTCTTACTTATCACTTGCCAAGTATGCAAAGGATGTTCTTCCTTTGACACCTAAGATTGTGGCAGGTTTAAACGTTGCTGTTTCATGGATGGAGCGCCAATTTGCGCCCGCCATGATGAACTCAAGAGTAAAAACTCTCCGTGAGGTTGTTGCTGGACTAGATATGTCCACATCACCCGGATGGCCTTGGGTTGCACGTTATAAAACAAAACGAGATATGGTCGATAATTGGCCAGAGTTCTGGGAGTATATGGACGCTGAGTGGGAACATCTGAAGGATGATCCCCGGTGGACATGTGTTTTTGGAAACTCATTGAAGGAGGAAATACGTCCTACAGAAAAGATAAAGCAGAATTCAATTCGCACTTTTACTGCAGGGCCTATAGAAGCCACTATTTTTGGAAATATGCTTTTTGAAGATATGAATCAGAAGTTTTATGCCCACCATTTGCGTACTGCGAGTGTGGTAGGGTTTAGTCCGCTGAAAGGTGGATGGAATGATTTATTCATGAAGCTTAAACGCTTCTCCCATGGGTTTGCTTTGGATGAAAGTCAGTATGACTCTTCATTGCGTTCCTATTTGATGTGGAGTTGCGCCCAATTTAGATGGAAAATGTTGCAAGAGAGTGACCAAACTGAGGACAATTTACAACGATTGCTTACGTATTATCGTAATTTGGTCAGCACATTAATTCTAACGGCTGAAGGAGTGTTTGTTATGAAGTTGGGGGGGAATCCCTCTGGATCGGTTAACACCATCACAGACAACACTCTGATTTTGTATATTTTGCTGGCGTTTGCTTGGGTTATGACTGCCCCTACAGAGATGCGATCCTATGAAGCCTTTGAGGCTCATACAGCAAAAGCGTTAGTTGGAGATGATAATACATTTACCGTTTCCCCTACCGCTATAACCTTCTTTAACGCGAAGAGTATAATTCCCATTTGGAAAGATATAGGCATAACAACCACGACTGATTCGATGGAGCCTAGACCAGTGGAGGAGTTGGACTTCTTATCCGCACACACAACTTTTGTTGATGGATGTGCAGTGCCATTGTATGCCAGAGATAAGTTACAAACGTCTTTACTTTATTCTCGTTATCCGAATGATCCTGCTTATACGTTGACTAGAGCAACGGCCCTTCAACGGGTGGCATGGGCTGATGTACCCATGCGTAATTATTTGCAGGACCTTGTAACATGGTTGATCGAAGAGTTTGACCCTGTGTTGCATGATGACTTGACTTGGAAATTGGCTAAGAACCAAATACCTATGCCAGGTGAGTTGAAAGCATTGTTTCTTGGAAAGGAGAGAGTTCCTTTGGTGAATCAATCATTGTGTGGAAATATAGAAAGATGCAATAGCCACATAAAAAGTTTGGAACATACTGAACTAACAATGAGTAACGGATTACCACAAAGAAAGCGCAAGCAGCGCATACCCAAGAATCAGAGGAAGAAGAACCCCGGAATGAAACGGGGCCCCTCGCTCCCAAATGGAGCCTTTTCGAGGAAAGGTCCAGGGAGGAGGCAGCGCAGGAAAAATGTGTCGAAAGATTTTTCTGGAGTAAGAAACTCCAACCGTATTGACGGACTGCGACGAGGAAAGAAGCGCCACAATTTCTCAGAGGATGAGTTTATTGATGATCTTTATGGTTCAACGACCTTTGGATCAGGGGCACTGACAACTGCGAGACAATTTTCAGTAAACCCCGGCCAAGTAGCTACTTTCCCTTGGCTTGCCCAGATAGCTTCACGTTATGAAAAGTACGTGTTTACTAAACTTGAGTTTTACTATAAGCATGAAGTATCTCAGTTTGCTACTGCTGGCACAACCGGTAAGGCAATTCTGTCATTTGATTATGACGCCGCCGATGCCGCACCCGTGTCCAAGACTCAGATGATGGATTCTGATCCTCATGCTGATAGGATGCCGTGCGAAGATTTTGTGTTGCGTGTTGATTGCCGTGAGGCGTTTAATAACGGACCCAAGTATGTCCGACCTGGTAATTTACCAGGGGCAGCTGATATTAAGACGTATGATGCGGGGTTGCTTAACTTCGGTGCGTCTGGGACAACTGATAACACCACGAAATTGGGTGAGTTGCATGTTCGTTATGCAGGTTGGTTTGAAAAGCCAATCCTGGAGTCAACAACATCAGCCCCCGTAAATATGTCAGTAGCTCAGTTCATTTCAACTGCTCCAGAAGCTCTTTATTCTACTGTTGATGTTAGGCCACTAATAGCTACGGTTTCCACGAATGGTTTGTCTGCAACTAATTTTCCTGGAAGTGGAAGTATAGTTTTGCCTGCTGGCAACTATATGGTTTCTGCGCTTTTAACCGAAGAGTTTTCGGCTGATGTGCAATCTGTTACTGTAGCTTTGCAAAAGGATGGAGTAGATATTCCTGGTACAGTTTCTAACTATACGTATGGTGGGGCGGCTGATTTGACTGCAACTCAATCAATCCCTGCTGTTTTCTTCTCCTCAAATGGTACAGCTTCTGATACTTTGAGATTGAGGATTAACGCTACTTTTGCGTTTGGGACGGGCACCGTTGATGCCCTCCTTAGCATTGTAGCCGTCTAAAG